ATCGATTGTTGGAACCCAACCAAGTTCCATTAATTGTGAAATATCAGCACAGGTAGTTTCTCTTTCACCTGGTGTGTCTTCTTTGATAGGTAAGTGTCCCATTCCCATTTTAGTTGCAAGGTCGATAACTGATACAGGATTTCCTGTGCCAACATCCAATACTCCAGTATAACTGCTTGGAATCAAAGTTGCAATAGCAGTTACAATATCATTAACATGAATCCAATCTCTTTTATGTCTTGTCAGATAAGTTACAGTTTTTTCTTCTAACATACGATATATCATGTCACTACGACTAACTTTCTCTGCCCATACATTAAAGAATCTCATACCCACACTATTAGGTGGTGCTTGTATTTCATTTACTTTCTTAGATATTGCATATGCATTTATCCACCATTCATAAACAGCTGCAGAACTTGCATATAAACATCTAACATTATTCTTTCTACAGTAATCAAATATTGGTTGTGATTTTACAACATTATTTTCCCAGAATATATCAGGATCTTTAACTGCTTCACGTATGGCAGCATTTGCTGCAAGATGAATGACTACATCGTAAATTTTATTTGTTTTAAAATCTCCCAAATCATGGGGTCGATCATATCCATCAACTTCATGTCCATGTGATAATAGATGTTCATAAACATGACTTCCTATAAATCCATGATGTCCAGTGACTAATGCTTTCATTTGTTGTACTTCCTCAAATAATCTTGTTGTGAATAATATTTTAAAAGACTTTCTTTATTCATCTTCTCAATTTTTTCCCACTCTGACATATTAGATTTCATATGTGGATTTGAGAACCATGAGTTTTCTCCTCTTGCATGCTCCAAGTGATAAACATAATTATTAATTCTTCCTATATTATAACCTAAAGTTTTGAATCTGTAAAACCTTTCCTTATCTTCTGGTGCATATGCTCTAAAGTTTTCATTTTCCATTCCACCATCAATGTAAACTCGCTTCTTAAAAAATTGTGCCCAACCAAAGTCTGATGTATGAGTTTTAGAAACAGAATCTAAATGTGAGTAATCAGTTTTATCTAGAAAATTAGAAACAACTTCATCTGTGGCTAACACCTGTTTCTGATACATTCCTTGACCATAAGGATATACAACATCACACGCACCATCAAGTATACTATCATATGCACTTTTGTATGATTCCTTTGGAAGGATTACATCACAATCATAATTGACAACTATATCTGTATCTGCTTCCATTATCATTTCATTCAAAACTCTCTGTCTATGAAACAAAGGTTTATCACTTCTTTCAAAAATAAAATTAAAATTTTTCCATATATCACCCTCTACAATCTCCTCTAATATCGGCATTGCTTGTTCTTGAAATACTGATTTAGAATCAACTTCTTTGACTATTATATTAGTATCAAAATTTTCTACTAAAAATGCTGTAATCGTTATAACATTTCTAAGACGATCAGGGGATTCAATCCTTATTGGAATAATAAAAGTAGCTTGAGATAAATCAGTTTTCATCAGGATATTTTCTATGAGGAAAGAAGTTAGGATACTTTTCTCTAACGTATTGTAATTCTTTACTGTTCATTAACCATCCACCCTCTGGATGTTCCACAACACAATCATATTTGGAAGTGGCATTACTACTTATTCTATCATCATGTTCTCGATTTGCAACCAATACTTCTGGTATTATATGTGGATGCCCATGATTCATTCTTATTCGATGATAAAAATCCACGTCCAATAGTAGTTTTAAATTTTCATCAAACTCAACTTTACACTCATTTAGAAAAGAAACCACTGATGGACTACTTAATAAATTACGTCCATCAAGAGTGTGTTCTGTCCATCGAGGAATACGATGATCATGTGTATTTTTACCATCCTTAGTTCCACAAAAACCACTAAAAGCCCATTTACAATTTGTAGATATGTAAGCATCATTAATTATTTGTAAAGCATTTTTATCTACAACTACATCATCAGAGAATATTATTTTTACAATCTCACCTGTACACTCTCTAAGTCCTATGTTAATATTTTCACAAGGAACCTCTCCTTTATATCGAATGTAAGTGAATTCAAAATCCTCAGAATACTCCTTACACGTATCTAAAATTTTATCATTTTTACTTTGATCTGGAACAACTATATCAAAGTCTTGGAAGGTTTGTATCTTTAATGAATCGAGTAGTTCTCTCATCCATTTAGGGCCATTTTCTCCCCGATCATGTGTTGGAATAACTATACTAAATCTTGGCATTAGGTTCTCTCCCAGTGTTGTGGAACAAGATCATTGTCGTCTAGATTAGCTTGAGATCCAAACCAAACTTTTGGAGCAATTACTTTTTCACTTTCTGCTAACCATGCACCCCACCAAGAGAATGATGAGTTTGCGATAACATGATATTTACATAAAGATAGTATACACATATCAACTATGTTATTACCAGAATCTGAAATTAAGAATCTATCTGGTTTGAATAACTCTTGATCACCACACCATTCTGGATCATCGGATACAATTATTACTGGAATGTTTGGAAGTTTTTTTAATGCTCTTTCATAATAATCTAATGTACATAATGGATGATAACTTTGCTTTTGAACATAATCAGTTCTGCGTATATGAAGTCCAATATATTCATCGTCTCCGAAACATTCTTTACATGGTTCTAACCAATCCTTTTTAAAAGTAAAATCTTTTCTTATTTCATCTTCGATATGTTTAAAATATTTTTCAGTTTGAAAAAATCCATAAAGATTAACGTTATCCTTACAGTTTTCAAATAATTCTTTATCAAATGTATATGTGCTTTCTTGCAAATAATTTCCAGAAAAATTACCAGTTTCCTTTACATTTGACATTTCAAATGCTATGAAAAGTTTATGCTGATTTTCTTCATCATAAAAATCCTCTTCTGTTTTTGGCCCAGATGGAACACAAAAATCATAATCATTATTTTTTGCAATACCTTTGAGGGCAGCGTATTGGAACATTTGATTTCCAAATCTTCCGTTTTTTCCTAATCTATCAAATCCAATCATACTACAGGCCAGTCAATAACAGTTCTAATTTCTTGATTGTATTTCCATATTTCTTTAAACATATCAGCGTTCAAATTATGTGACTCCATTTGAACAATTAATGAATTTAAATCTTTAGGAAAACAAGTTCCACCAAAACCTCTATCATTATCTATACCTGGTACTTGAGTGTGAGAATTACCTATACGACTATCAGCAACTAATCCTTCACGAATCACATCATAATCCATTCCAGCTGCTTTACATAAATCATATATCTTATTAAAATATGCAACCTTATATGCTAAGAAGACATTAGAAAAATATTTAATTGCTTCACTCTCTTTTGACGTTGTAATAATACTTGGAATATGTGGGAAATACTTTTCGAACATATGAACAAAATCAATACAAAGATCCATATCACCACCAACAATATTTCTTTCGTTACTAGCAAAATCTTGAATAGCATTTCTTGCTGTTAAAAATTCTGGGTTGTGAATTATATTATGTTTTTCGTAATATTTTTCTGTAGTTCCAATTGGCACCGTGGATTTTAAAACAAATGTTCCTACTATATGCTCTGGTAGTTCTTCAAAAAATTTATCTAGTATTGATAAATCACATTCACCACTACTTTTCATCGGAGTTGGTAAACAAACAAATATAAAATCTTGATCTATAACTTCACCAAGTGTATTCAAAGATCTAGTTTTATCTACATCATATACTTTACATGGAACTTTATCTTTAAAATTTTGATGAACTGCATTACCGACAAAGCCATTACCAACTATTCCAATCATGATTCTAATGTAACTCCTGGTGGTAAACGATAATGAAATCCAAAGGGAGTTATACCCTCACACTCTGGAATTCTATTCTCTTGTGAAAATCTTACTGCAACATTAATTGGAGCAAATTTACAACCTTCTTTCTCATATATATGACGATTATGGACACATATATTACCATCCTCATGATAGTTTACCACACCTGGTGGCATCCTATAAAAATCACTATTATTAGTTTCCCAAGGTACATCTACTTTAGTAGGAACTTCTAAAAGTTTTTTACTTCTTAGTGAGAATCCACCATTTCCTACTTGATGATGATTACCAAATGGATCAATATAAGAGTCCTTTACGATTGGCCAAGGTGCACCAATATAATCATAATCTAACCATGAGTTTTCCCACTTTTCTGGAAACAAAACAAAACCATCTGGTTGCACTAACAAACAGTGAGATGTATCAATATGGTCATGAAGTTTATGAATGACAAAGTAATTATAATGATTATAATTTTTAACTTCCATCACTGGTTCTTCGAGAGTTATACCATCAGGTTCTAATTGATTACAATATTTTTCAATATTTTCTTTTGTTGTTACTAATTTAATCGCACCAAAATTTATACCACTCATGCTAGTATGAACAGCTTTGATAGTTCCTTCTATATCAGAAGTGGTATCAATTGAAAATAATGTGACTTCTGGCAGGTTAATCATTTAATCCATTTTGTAAGTTTATCTTTATTTTCCACAATATATGTGGGGAATGAATCATCAATATCTACTGTGTGATATTGATACCAATCTCTCAGTAAAGGGTCTTTATTATTTTCCATTCTGGATTTTAAATTATTCATAACTGCTGAAGTATTATGTTCTGTATGACTGAATGATTTAATTTTTGTTCTAACCATTTCCTCTCCACCACAAAAGGTAAAATGCCATCCACCGTTTGTAATAATACTTCCAGTTAATTTTTCTTCCCTTTCAGTATTCTCTCTAATATTATCAATCGTATTATTTCTCATGTATTTGTATGTGGCAGCTCTTGTACCAAACCACATATCAGTTTCATAGTTATTGATATAGTAAACATATCTTTTTTGTTGAAAAGAAAAATGTGTGTCATCGGTTAACCATTCATCTTTTGCTTCTATAACTTCTGGATTTGGAATCTCATCTAAATCACTTGTTAAAATTAAGTCATCATCATTAAAAATTGATAATGACATTGGAGAATTTCGAGAATAAATTTCTCGTGACCAAGTATCTGGAAGTTCTGGTATATTAATAAAATTATGAATTATCTTATCTTCCCATTTAGAAAATTTGTCTTTATTTTGAAGATAAACACTTTCTTTAGGTATTCCAGAAAATGTTTTATCTCCTTCAGTTATGATAAACTTGTCAACATATGGACTAAGAATATTCAATCGAAGATCAAGTAATTCTATCTCATTATTAAAAATAAAACAATCATAAATCATGACTTACCTCTTTCGTAAATTTGTCTATGTTCAATACAAGTATCACTTCTGTAAAGATCACCATCTCTATCTAACCACAACCATCTTTCATCATTAACAATACTATCTTGCTGTCTCCACCATCCGTCAGATCGTGACCAATCAAACCAGTATTTTGGTGCGATTACATTGAGAAGTTCTTTATTTGTCCACACAGGCCAAAAAGCAAAAGTAGATGCAGATATTATAGCATACTTTGCTGTATTTAATATACTATAATCAATAGAAACTGGCCCACCAGGATATACATACCAAGATATATTTTTTTGATATGGATCTTTTTCTTCAGAAACTGCAGATCCTACGATAGGAACATTAGGTATAAATCTTCTTGCAGTATTAGCATCATCAGTTACAATTACAAATTTAACATCAGGATTATTATCTCTCATGTGCCTCATAGCATTATGATAATATTCTGGAGGTAACATGGCATGTCCTGTAGTATAGTCGCCTCCACGTAATTGTATGACACAAATATTTTCTGAAGAATAATCAGTAACTTTTAATTTATCATCATAGGTTAACCAATCACAAATTTTATCACGATGCTCTTCAATATAACTCATTCTTTGAAAGACACCATTTATATAAGTATTATCTTTTAAATTTAAAAATTCTGGATCAGGAGAACCAACTTCACCTGCAACTTCTGGAAATGGAATAAACTTTTCTTTATGATAGTGTTGAAACTGATCAGTAACTTTAAAGTCAGAATCCTCTTCTACATTTAAATCTACATCTTTTCCCCAATCAATATTCAAAAATGGCCCTCTCCAACCAGGATTACTCACACCCCATTCATATCCAAGATTTTCTGCAAATACTCTGCAGCAAACATATCTCCAGATTTGATTTCCTAAACCAGCATGTTCATGAATACTTGCTGCTAACATTTTATCTCCTATGATATTTGTTACTGTATTTTTTTCTTAGAATAGTTAGACCATTATTCCAAGGTAGTGTTGACCATTCCCAAAACTGTGGATCGAGTTCGGCAACAGCACGATATGGGCCTCCTGATGCCCACTGTCCTTCATGATGTGAAAGATCTGTATGATAAAACGGTTCAGTATTTCCATACATCAAATCATGTAATAATATTATACTACTTGGCCCTACCAATTTGTCAAGTAATTCTAACTGTTTCTTGACATGTTCATAAGAGTGCCAATCATCTACAAAAGCAACATCAATTTTCTTTTCCTTAGGCCACTCTTCTAAAAATTTAATACTATCAGATTTAACAAAAGTGTAATGACCGTTTTTTGGTTTATATTCTGATGGGTCATTTAAATCAACAGACCATAAATGACCTTCATTTAATTTTGCTGCCTCATATAATGGTTCTGATGTATGTCCTTCTCTTACACCTAACTCAACGTATGTTTTTCCATGAGAGGCAAGTGCCATCGCAAAAATTGATATGAGATGACGATCAGAATCCATGTCACCATGTAATGCACTTTCAATAAATTTCTTCATTTTTTCCAGTAGTCGTACATGTCTTTTGTAATTTCATAATCCATATCTTTTATCTTTCTATTTGGTTGCTTCATCGACCAAACAAACATTTCGTCTATTAGTTCATTAAGATTAGTATTATCTTTAAATCCTAGAACATTTTTTGCTTTTGTGTGATCACAATACGCATGCTTCACTTCATGTCTTGGTTCTCCATGTTCTATATCAACATCATATCCATATTTTTTACCAATACTTTGAACTGTTTTTGCAACTTCATTTAGCGTAAAATATTTGTCTGCACCAATATTAAATGTCTCTCCGTCAAAACCATTCAATAACTTATCAAATGGATCCATGTAGTATTTGATATCAGAGAATGCACGAGTCTGCTCACCATCACCATATATTAATAGTGGTTCTCCATTCAAAGTTCTGCGAATAAAGATACCAATTACATTTCGATATCTGTCCCAAATATTTTGATAAATTCCAAGAACGTTATGTGGTCTTATAATATTATAACGTAATCCAAATTGTTGATTTGCTAACTTAAGATCACACTCAACTGCATATTTTGCTATACCATATGGATCTTCTGGCCTTGGTTGTTTATCTTCTGTAAATGGTGGTTCTTGTTCACCATATACTGCCATACTAGATGTAAAAATAACTTTTGTATTATGTTCTATTGAAGGGTTTATTAAATTGGTAGAACATATAAGATTATTCCTATAATTAAAGTTACGAATAAATGGTGATAGTCCTTCTGCAGCATACGCAGCAAAATGCAATAATACATCTGGTTTATGTTCCTCAAATAACTCAGCAACTTTCTTTCTTCTCTCTAAGTTAAGTTTAACAAAAGTGAATTTTTCTCCTTTCGGAACAAATGCTTTATATCCACCAGATAAGTTATCAATCCCAATAACTTCATGACCATTTGCAATCAAATGACGAGCATAATTTGAACCTAATAATCCAGCACAACCAGTTACAAAAATTTTCATAAAACAATCCAATCAGAACAATATAAATCTTTAGTGTCTTTATCTGCATAAGCAGATCCAAACCACATCTTTGGTGCAATAACTTTTTTGTTTGGGTTTGATTGCAACCAAGCACCCCACCAGCTCATGGAACTATTTGCTATTATAGCATGAGAACACAAACTCATCAAGCACAAATCTATATATGGGGTGAAAGAACCATCATTATATTTCTCTGTTGGTTCTGACATCATAAATCTATCACCCTTAAAAAAGTCTTGTTCTTTTACCCAACTCATCGAATCTGAAAACACAATTACAGGTTGATTATCATCAAAATTTTTTAAGGCTTTTTCATAATACTCTATGGGTTGTGGTGGATGTTGTGATGAACACTGTGTGTATGACCATTTAAATCCACGAGGATCTGTGAGATTAGGATCACCTCTCCTTACATGAAGCATGATGGGTTCTTTACCCTCAAATTGATTCATAAAATCTAAACAAGGATCTAAAATATCTTTCTTAAAAGTAAATTCTTTTCTAATTAAATCTTGAGCATTAGAAAAATATTTCCAAGATTGAAAAAAACCATAAAGACTTGTATTATCTGGACAACCATTAAACAGTTCTTTATTAAAATGAAAGGTTTGTTCTATGGCATATCTCTCGTTATTAATAAACCCAGTTGAAATATGTTCCAAATTAAAACATTCATGTAAACTATAATTTTCAATACCTTCATGATTTGAAGGTGGGA